TCATCATTTCGTTAACCGACAGTTTTTTGTTGTAAATTTTCCAATAGTTGTAACGGGGATTCCATGCTATCATAATGGAAATATGATCATTGATTTCTTTTTGATTTTCCAAATGGACTTTTTTCGCAATCATTTCCGCAATGTCTTCGCATACATTGAACTTTTTGAATACAGCGTCCATTTTTGAGAGCGTATACACAGTTGTTTGTTAGTGGGTGTTATTATCAATTACAACTTTCACATTTTATTTTATATCATTTATATTCAATTAAAATTATTTGTAATTAAATTAAATGATCTACAATTAATATAAAAAAATTAATATTATATGTATTTAAAAATATTTATATAATATTATATATAATATGTATTTAGAACCACTCCTCACTGAAACTAAAAGTAGATTTGTTGTTTTCCCAATACAATATGATGACATATGGTCAATGTATAAGAAACATGTGTCCACTTATTGGACTGTAGAAGAAATAGATTTTTCTAAAGATGGTAAAGACTGGGTAAAATTAACCGAATCAGAACAACATTTTATTAAAAATATTTTAGCATTTTTTGCAGCAAGTGATGGTATTGTTAATGAGAATTTAGTATTAAATTTTATGTCGGAAATTAAAGTTCCGGAAGCACTTGCATTTTATAGTTTCCAAAATGCAATTGAAACAGTGCATTCCGAAACATATTCTTTATTAATTGATACGTATATTAAAGAAGAAAAAGAGAAATCGCGATTATTAAATGCTGTTGAAACAATCCCATGTGTAAAAAAAAAAGCAGACTGGGCATTAAAATGGATTGAAAATGATACTGATAACTTTGCAACAAGACTTATTGCATTTGCATGTGTTGAAGGTATATTTTTCTCAGGTGCATTTTGTTCTATTTATTGGTTAAAAGAACGTGGTGTAATGCCAGGTCTTACATTTAGTAACGAATTAATCAGTAGAGATGAATCCCTTCATACAGAATTTGCAATTCTTCTTTATTCTCATATAACAAATAAATTAAGTGAAGATAAAGTATTTTCTATAATTAAAGAAGCAGTTTTAATTGAAAAAGAATTTATTATTGATAGTCTTCCATGTCGTCTATTAGGTATGAATAGTGAACTTATGTCACAATACATTGAATTTGTTTCAGATAGAATACTTGTTCAATTAGGGTATAATAAAATTTATAATGTTATAAATCCATTTGATTTTATGGATCGTATTGGTCTTGAAGATAAACAGAATTTTTTTGAAGTAAGAGTAAGTAATTATAGCAAAGCAGAATTACATAATACCGAAAATAGTCATTTAGATTTTAATACCACCGATGATTTCTAATTAAAAAAATTAATTAGTTGTTTAAATTTATATAATAAAGTCCTTGTAAAAAAGCATCTGCTAAATCATCTTTTTTTTTATTTGTGTTAAAAAAATCATATAAAAATTCATGATTATTTACCCTATTCTTTAAAATCCAATTTGTATATTCAATTGCTAATTTTTTATTACGTGTATATTTATTTTTAATATTTATAATATAGTCTTGATTATTAATATCATGTAAATTTTTCCCTACTTTTAATTTATTTGAGGCGTTTATTAATTTGATATTCTTAATTTCTCGTCCTAATATAATATGTTGATATTGGAAAAATCCATAAATTATCATTTGAATTGATTTCATGACTGGATTTTTAAGACAAGGTTGATTTTCTAATAATACTTCTGAAATTTCATATTGGTCTAATTCGCTACTTAGTTTGTTATATAAACGTGTTGTTATTTCATTTAGTGGAATTTTTTTACATCTTTCGTCATCATCTAATAATTTAATAATTTCCCATTTATGAATTGATATAGATTTATCTTCATTTTCATACATAATACAATATGCAAGATTTTTTATTCCAATATCAAATGATATTATCATATTTTTATTTTATTATTAAATATAATAATATTTAAACGGATTTCACGGATTTCATTAAAATTAATAATTTATCATATGATGTATTTTTTATATTATTTTTAAAAACATTTTTAATATTCATCCAATATTTATCATTTTCTCTTATATTTTTATTTAAATCTTCATTTTCATACATTTTACTGATATATCTATGATATTTTGATTTAAATCCAGATACATTGGTAGAATGCTCTAATCCTATAATATTTTCAATAATAATATAATATGTTTTTATTATTTTAAGTGGAATATTTTTTAAAAAATCTTCTTGGTATATATAATTATATGAAGGCACATTTATTTGATATTTTTGTTCCAATAATACATTTTTTGTATCATCAAATAACATAATATTTTTTAATTGATTTATATTATCTAAATGATATTTTTGTTTTATTTTTTTGAATATTATTGGTTTAATGATATTCATAGATTTTTTGAAAACTTTATTTTTTTCTATAATATGATTTCTCGTAAATAATGGTCTATTAAATTTAATATTCAAAACTTTTTCAATTTGAGGTATTATTGTTTTCGCCCAATTATCATCAGATGCAGTATAAATGTATATTTCAATATTATTATATTTTTTAATTAAATTTAAAAAATCATCTAAATATGGGCGAATAATATGTGTTTTTAAATTTCTCCGCAATTTTTTAAAATCAAAATTAAACGAATTAGGTTTATTTAATATTATTAATTCTTCTTTTATTTTTGTATAAATATAATATTCTATACTTTGAGGTTTTATATTTCCAATTAATGTTTTATCTAAATCTAATAATATAATAATGGGTTCAATTCGTTTTACTGTAGTTATTCTTGAGCGTTGTGTCATAATCAAAGTAATTAATTTTATTATAAATAATATAAATAATAATAATAATATAATATAAAAAATCTTCATAATAATTAATTTTAATAAATATTATTATAAATTATTAATATCAATTTGATGGAAGCATTATTTCTGTTTTTAATTTTAAAAACATATCTCTAAGAGAATATATATCGAATGATTTAACTTTTACAGGACTTTCTTCTTGAATAACATTATAAAATGTTATATTATTTTTTTGTATATTTTTATTAATTTCATTTAAAGCATTATCTGTAAATTTTAATAAATTTGTATAACAATTATCTATTTTAATTTTTTTATAACAAATATTTATATTTTTAGTTTCATGTCCAATAAGTTCGGGAGTATTTACATGACATAATTTCTTCCAAAATGAGACAGCTTTTTTATTCCATGTTTTTTTTAATAAAATATTTTTAATTCCATTAATAACAGATTTAATATTTTTTATTTCCATTGTTTCGTTATTATTTATAAAATGACCATTTAAATCATATTTATTTATATAAGATTGGAATATTTTATATTTTAATTTTTTATTACAATCTTTAGATTTTTCTATAATAAAAACATGACCTGGAAACCAGCCTTTTTTATTTTCTTTATTTAACATTTCTGTATGGGTTAATAAAATATAATAAAAGTATCTACTATTTATTCTGGAATTATTTAAATCAGTATCAAGTTTATCTAAAATATTTTTTTTTCTTTGCATTTTTTTTTCATTTGATTTTAGTTTATTATATCGTTTAGAAATATTATCAGTATCACAAAAAGACACTTTGTCTTTTATATGTTTTTCACCACCTAATATATATACTAACATTACAGCAGTATTTAAACATTTGGTAGTTTTTAACTTCATATTATAATCCGTCATTTTTATTGATAAATATTGAAATATTGGAACTAAATAATTTAAAATTATGGAAATTACATCACAATCGCTCAAACAAACCTTTACATTTGTTTTTGTTTTATTTACAATTTTATTTTGCATTTATTTATAATTATTAAATTAAATTAACAAAATTAAATATATATATATTAATTATAAAATGTTTGGTGAAATATTTTCTATGAAAAATACATTAATTGGTTTTGCAGTTATTGTCGTTATGAGTTTTGTTATGAATAAAGGAAATATTGAACCCTCTAAAAAAAAGGTAGGTGAAGAAAACTTTAAATCAGGGGATTTAAAAGAAATGTTTACCACTGTTAATACAATTAAAACCGATATAAGTAATATGAAAAATCAATTAGAAAAACTTGTTACTAATTTAACACCACCTATACTAAATAATATAATACCTGTTCCTGTTAAAGGTAAATCTAAATCTAATGATGAGGTTGAAGATGTAAGTGATGACGGTGACGATATTGTTGCAAAAAAAACGTCAACCAGAAAAAAAGAAAAAATTAAAAAAAAAAAAATGAAAACTAAAAATACGTTTGAAGAAAAATTCACTGGTTATAATTCTAATTATGGTCAAGATTTTTTTCTTTTAGATGATTAATTATATTTTGATTAATTATATTATTTAATTATAATAGTATGGTCGAATATTATAAGACTGATAAAGGATATTATTTTAAAAAAACTAAAAATAATAAAGTTAGTAGAATATCATTAAAAGAATATTTAAAATCAAACAATCAAAAAGGAGGTAATAAAAATCAATTAATAGTGAAAGTATATAATCATTTAATCAAAAATAAAATAATTGTTGATAAATTAAATAATGAAAATCAATTACTTATTACAAATAATGTTGCAAATGTACAATCTATAAAAACTAATTTATTTTACTCACATTTATTTGATATTAATGATAAAGCACAACCTATATATATACCCGGTGAATATTCATTAGATATTTTAAAAAAATATTTTGAAATCAATATTAATATTGATATAAATGGAAATATTAGTGATATAAAATTAGGAAATGGGTCTGATAATAATTCTGAATATAAATATAATAAAACAAATATAGATCCATTAAATCCACTTTATCAACTTTTATATGACGAATTATATGATATAAGTAGAATATGGAGTTCCGTAATGAATATTTTTACGTCGCAAAAAAATTTTATAATATTACCAATTTTAATTAATTATGAAAATGGAGGCGGTCATCAAAGTGTTTTAATATTTGATAAATTTAATAAAAAAATATATCCATTTGATCCAAATGATACCAGCGATGAATCTATAGTTTTTAAAATAGCGAATGATATTAAAAATAAAATAAAATTAGATGATTATGATTTAGTTTCAAGTGATAATGTATGCGGTGATATTATAATGAGTCAAAATACACCACGCAATACTGAAAATTGGAGATATAAATGTCCAATTAGTGGATATAAATGTATTGCTGGAAAAGGATATTGTGTTCAAATAACTTTTTATTATATAAATTTTATTGTAAATAATTTTGAAGCAGATAATGATTTAAATAGCGAATTTATACAGACCTTAATATTAACTGATGTTGATACCCGTAATATGTCTATACAAGAATTTGGTAATTTTATAGATAATAAAAATATTGATATAAATACAAATGTAAATGATGTAATAAATGTGTTCCATTTATATCAATATTTTAAAATAAAAGAATGGTTAATAAGTAAAGGATTAAATCCAAATATGGTAAATGTTATTAAGTGATTAAAATTTTTATTAAATATTTTTTATTAAAATTTTTTATTAAATATTTTTTATTAAATATTTTTTATTAAATATTTTTTATTAAATATTTTTTATTAAATTTTCAATAATAATTCCTCCTTTTCTTTCTTCTGGATTAATATATTTCATTCCTAAAAAATTAAAAATATCTTTTTCCGTTTCAAATGATTGTCCATTATTATCCACAAATTTTCCTTCTTTTTTCAAACCATATTCACTTAATGAATATCCTAAAGATAGAGCATAATTTCTCATTTCTATATTGAATTGACCGCTACCTGTAAAATATAATAGAGCAAATGGATAATATTCTTTTTTTGTATATATCATATCCAATCTTCTATTTGTTTTATATCGTGATAATTTACAAATTCCCATAAACTTTTTTTCTCCTTTTGCTAATGTTTCTTTAATATATGTTTCATTTTCAAAACTATCAATAATTTTATTAAATAATTGCGTATTTTCATTTTTAGTAGTACATAATACATCTATATCTCCACTATTTTGTAATTCTCTTCTATATGATCCAGTAACTTCATATATTAAATCATTATTTATATCTATTTTTTTTATAAAATTTGTAATATAATCTTCGTGTTTTTTCATTTCAGTTCTAGGTATTCTTTTTAATAAATCTTCATAATAATTTAATCCTATTTTTTGTTTATCATTCAATAGTGTCCCATCTTTCAAACTTTTTTCTTTTAAATCTTCTATCGATGAAATATTGTATTTAGACACTAACTCATTTGATTTACTTGGACCAATCCCATAAACGTTTGTTAAATCTTGGATAATATTTATTTCTTTATCAATATATTTAACTTGTGAAATTTCTCCTGTTTTTATTAATTCAATTATTTTTTTTCTAATACTACCCTTAGACAATCCTTTTATTTTTTCTAAATCTTTTTCTGTAGTAATTTCATCGTCATATTCTTTTATTGCATTTATAGCATTTTGATAAGCACGGACTTTAAAATTTTCATTTTTACACTTATTATCATCTAATAATAATGTCAATTGATTAATTATAGATGATTTATGATTCATTTTTAATATTATAATAGTTAATAAGATTATTTCAAATTTTAACCATTATTTCATTAATAAAATGTGAAACTTCGATTAAATTATTGTTATATCAATTAAAACATACAACTAACTTCTAATAATGGATTCCATTAACGCGCAAATACTTATAAGTTCGGATGCTCAAAAACAAACATCAGAAGATATATTCTATCAAATTACACATATTGCAGATGTAACAACATGGTATCACCGCCAAGTTGAAAATGAGGATGAATCATTTTTAGTAAATATTGAAGGTAATCATATTAATACATTAACTAAAAGTAAATTATCAATACATCTTAACGATACAATAAATATATATTTAGTTTGTAAAAATCATATTTTAAATGGTGGATGTCATACAAATAGTCACTTAATGATTACTTTAAATTTTGACATTTTTGATAGTTTTTTTAAACTTAATAAAAATAATTTTAGATTTCAAGACTTAATAAATATTGAAAATCAAGTTAATAAAGATAAAGTCAATATGTTATATATGTCTAACTTTTCAAATAGTGCAATGAGATTTAATTTATTAAATTATGAAATACCAGTATATAATATTTTAAATAATCTTTATTGGTTAAATAATCAATTTGTAAATATAAAAATATATGATATATATGAAAATGATGTTACAAGTTTTGTAAGAGGTTTAATAAATTGTGAAAAGGATAGAAATGATCAGGTAAAGATTACTGATAATAACACAAATAAATATAGTAAAAAGATATATATAGAACCTATATATAAAAAGATAAAAATATAAATATTATCATTTCATCTAATATTAAAATTAACAAAAAATAAATATTTTATTAAAAATCTTTAATTTTTTTATTCGTAATAATATCTTGAATTTTAAACTTTATCATCATTCTTCCTTTAAAAATATTATTATCTAAATAAAATTGTAATCCATTAATTATTTTTTTATCTAATCCAGATACATTATTAATAATTTGTAAAATCTCCAAAAATAATTCATTTTCATAATTTGTAAATTTCATTAATTCAACCATTAAAAAATCTTTACGAAGAGTGATAATATCAAATTTAATTAAATTGATTATTATAGTAATTTTCCCTTTTAAACATTTCTTTTCCTTATTATTATCACAAAATTCATCATATGTATCAGATGAGATCTTATCAAATAATAATTTGAAATCATCATTTTTATTTTTTAATATATCTTCAATCTTATTATTTAAATAATTGCATTTAACTTCGTCAAATATAATAGATTTAAAAAGATCAATATAT